CATGTGATGCGCAAGACCAAGAACGACATCAAGAAACTACAGGTAGCGGGCTTCTACCGTGATGTTGACTTGGGTGAGCCTGAGTCGTTCTTCTCTGATATTGAGAAGCGCAAGGCCGAGGACCAAGGCTTCAGCCTCACAGAAGACAACCGCTACCAAGTGCTGGAGATGTGTGTTGACTACAACCTGCCCGGCTACGAGGATGAGGACGAGATCGCACTGCCGTATGTGATCACGATCGACCGATCGACGACTAAGGTGCTGGCCATCCGCCGCAACTGGAACGAAGACGACGAGCTCAAACTCAAGCGCCAGCACTTCGTGCAGTACACCTACGTGCCCGGCTTCGGTGTGTATGGCCTTGGCCTGATCCACATCATCGGTGGCTATGCCCGCGCTGGCACTTCGCTGATCCGCCAACTGGTGGACGCTGGTACGTTGAGCAACTTGCCCGGTGGCTTGAAGTCCCGTGGCTTGCGCATCAAGGGTGACGACACTCCGATCGCTCCCGGTGAGTTCCGTGATGTGGACGTGCCAAGTGGCTCAGTGCGTGACAACATCATGCCGCTGCCATACAAGGAGCCGTCGCAAGTTCTGTTGGCCCTGCTGAACCAGATCACTGATGAAGCTCGCCGACTGGGCTCTGTTGCTGACATGAAGGTCAGTGATATGAGTGCCAATGCGCCCGTAGGCACAACACTGGCCATCCTTGAGCGCCAGTTGAAGACCATGAGTGCGGTGCAGGCTCGCATCCACTATTCGATGAAAGAGGAGTTCAAGCTCCTCAAGGCCATCATCCGCGACAACACCCCGGGCGAGTACGAGTACACACCTGCCGGTGGCGACCGCAAGGTCAAGCAAGAAGACTATGACATGGTGGACGTGATCCCTGTGTCCGACCCGAACAGCGCGACCATGGCCCAGCGGATCATGCAGTACCAAGCGGCCATTCAGTTGGCTCAAGGTGCACCGCAGATTTACGACTTGCCTCAGTTGCACCGTCAGATGTTGGAAGTGCTTGGCATCAAGAACGCCGACAAGCTCGTGCCGATCGACGACGACATAAAGCCCAAGGACCCAATCAGCGAGAACATGGGCTTCTTCAACGGCAAGCCCACCAAGGCGTTCATCTTCCAAGATCATGACGCCCACATCGCTGTGCACACCAGCTTGATGCAGGACCCAATGATGATGGCCAAGATGGGCCAGAACCCACAGGCCCAGCAGACTATGGCCGCTATGCAGGCGCACATCAACGAGCACCTTGCCTTCGTGTATCGCAAGCAGATCGAAGAGCAGATGGGCGTCCCGTTGCCCGATCCGAACGAGAACTTGCCAGAAGATGTAGAAGTGCAGCTCTCCCGCCTTACAGCTCAGGCCGCGAGCCAGCTCTTGCAAAAGGACAAGGCGCAGCAGCAAGCTCAGCAGGCGCAGCAGCAGATGCAAGACCCTCTGGTCCAGATGCAGCAGCAAGAACTGCAGATCAAGCAGCAGGAGTCTCAGGTCAAAGCCCAGAAGGTCCAAGGCGAGTTGGCCATCCGACAGCAAGAGATGCAGCTCAAGGCGCAAGAGATGGCTACACGCTCAGGCGAAGACCCACAAGTTGCAGCCGCCCGAGCCCAGCAAGAGATGCAAATCGCGCAAGAAGAACATGCCATGAAGATGCGTATGGCAGAGCAAGAGCATCAGCAGAAGATGCAGTTTGAGCAGCAGCGTGACGCTCTCAAATTACAGTCCGACCTGATGAAGTCAATGACCAAGCCGACTGCTAAACCGTCGGGAAGCAAAGGAGAGTGATGGACAGCCAAACACTGGAACTGCTCAACAGAAAACTTGAAGAGCGTGTTGTATCTCTTGTGAATTTTATGGCGGACGGCGGGTGCAAATCCTACGACCACTATAAAGAATTGTGCGGACATATCCGAGGTCTCCGGGCCGCACAAGCTGAATCCGGCGACCTCGTGCGAAAACTGAAAGAGTATGACAATGACGACTAACTTTGATGTTCAGGCGGTGGACCTATCTGGCCTTCTCAACAAGCCCGTTGAGGACAAGGCCAGACAAGTTCCAGACCCAGCGACTTTCCATTTACTGTGCATGCTTCCCGAGGCGCAAGAAGAGTACGAAGGCGGCTTGCTGAAAGCTGGCCAGACGATGCAGTTTGAAGAGCTGCTGTCGCCCGTGCTGTTCGTGGCCAAGATGGGTCCCGATGCGTTCAAAGATGAGAAACGATTCCCCAGCGGCCCAAGCTGCAAAGTGGGTGACTTCGTAATCGTCCGACCGAACACCGGCACGCGGATGAAAATCCACGGCACTGAGTGGCGCTTGATCAACGACGATTCTGTCGAGGCGGTCGTGCAAGACCCTCGCGGCATCCAGCGCGTTTAAGGAGACACCATGGACACAAAAGAATTTGAAATAAAAGACAGCATTAACGTGGAAGGCATCACAGCCGACCATGTTTGGTACAACGCAACTCGTCTGACGCAAAAGATGAGTTTTTGGGAACTTGATTTTAAAAAACTGGTTCAGACCATGGAGGATCGCCACAATGAGCACCTCAAAATAATCCGTGATTTGCTGGATGAGCGGGGCTCTTTAAGGCGCGAGTTGGCAACTTTAAAGGCTAAGGAGTAATCATGGCTGAAATCGACAAAACCGAATTTACATTTCCCGATGAGGCGGAAGAAAAACAATCCCGGGCAGGCTCTAAAGTTGTAGAGATTGAACCGGAAGTTGAAATCGTCGATGACACCCCTGAAGAGGACCGCAACCGCACGCCAATGGCCGAGCCTCCGAAAGACGTGACCGACGACGAGTTGGCCAAGTACGACGAGGGCGTCCAAAAGCGCATCAAGCACTTCACCAAGGGCTACCACGAAGAGCGCCGCGCCAAAGAAGCTGCTCTGCGCGAGAAGGATGAGGCGATTCGCATTGCCCAAGCCATCGTGGAAGAGAACAAGAAGCTCAAGGGCTCCTTGAACAGCAACCAGACGGCTCTTATCGAGCAGGCCAAGAAGAATGTGGCCAACGATCTGGAAGAGGCCAAGCGTAAATACAAGGCCGCTTACGAATCTGGTGACTCCGATGCAATGGTTGCTGCTCAAGAAGAGCTCACTGATGCGAAGATGAAAGCGCAGCGTATTTCTAGTTTCCGCCCAACCCCTTTACAGGATCAGGAAACTAATGTACAAATGCGCCAACCAGAGGCAGAAGTGCCGCGCCCCGACGAGAAAGCTCTTCGGTGGCAGGAAAAGAATCCGTGGTTCGGATCAGACGAAGAGATGACGAGTTTTGCGCTTGGTTACCACACCAAACTCATCAAATCGGGTGTTGCTACGAACTCAGATGATTACTACGAGAAGCTTAACTCTCGTTTGAAGCAAGTTTTCCCGGATGCGTTCGAGTCCGAGAAGACGGAGGATGCGCCCACTCCTCCAAAAAAGTCGAATGTTGTCGCACCAGCAACACGTAGTACTGCGCCCCGCAAGGTCGTACTTACCAAATCGCAGGTCGAAATCGCCAAGCGGCTCGGGGTTCCGTTGGAACTCTATGCTCGTAAGGTTGCGGAAGAAATGAGGAAATGAAAATGACGGAACAACTTCGTACCAAACGTGACCACGAAACCCGGGCTACGACTGCTCGCCTCACAAAGTGGGCACCAGCGCAGCTTCTGCCTGACCCCCACCCGGAGGCTGGGTATGCTTATCGTTGGATTCGTATCAGCACAATGAACGCAGATGATCCGCGTAACATTTCGTCAAAACTACGCGAAGGATGGGAACCAGTAAAAGCTTCTGACCACCCAGAGATTCAATTGTTCGGGGAGACCAACGGTCGATTCCCAGATTCAATCTGTGTTGGCGGTTTGTTGCTTTGCAAAACACCTGTGGAGTTCGTTGAACAGCGGAACGCGCATTATGGCCAACAAGCCGAATCGCAGATGCAGTCAGTGGACAACACGTACATGCGCGATAGCGACCCACGTATGCCGCTTTTCAAAGAGCGAAACACCAAGGTCACTTTCGGCAAAGGCACTTAACTTTTTTGGAGTCCAAACATGGCTTACCCCACCGTTTCGGCACCCTACGGCCTGCAAGCGATCAATCGTATTGATGGCATGCCGTACGCAGGTGCAATCCGTCAGATTCCCGTAGCTGCTGGCTTCGGCACCGCCATTTTTGATGGCGATACCGTTGTGATCAACAGCGATGGTTATCTCGTTAAATCCACCACAACTGACTCTGGCAACATTGTTGGCGTGTGCATGGGTGGTCAGTACGTGAATTCGAGCGGCCAAACCGTTCAAGGTCAGTACATCCCCGCTCTGGCATCTACGTCCACCAATTTGGCGCTGGCCTACGTTGTGGATGATCCAATGGCTCTGTTCAAGGTTGCTGTTGTGACCTCTGGCACCACCATGGGCACCGCTGGCCGTACTGTTGTTGGCTCGAACCTTGCGCTCGTCCTGAACGCTGGTAACACCACCACCGGTAACTCTGCTTTCGCCGTCACTTTGACCGGCGCTGGCACTACTGCCACCATCCCAATCCGTGTGATCGACGTTGTGCCTGAGACAGCTACTGCTGCTGACACATACACCGAGCTGTTGGTGAAAATCAACACGCACCAGTACAACAACACCACTGGTGTCTAAGGAGTAAATCATGGCTATTTCACGCGCACAACTGCTGAAAGAACTGCTCCCCGGCTTGAACGCTTTGTTCGGCCTTGAGTACGCCAAGTACGGCGAGCAGCACAAGGAAATCTACGAGACCGAGACATCGGAGCGTAGCTTTGAAGAGGAAACCAAGCTGTCTGGCTTCTCCGCCGCTCCGGTGAAGAACGAAGGCGCTGCCATTGCTTATGACAATGCGCAGGAAGCTTGGACTGCACGTTACACCCACGAAACCATCGCGATGGGCTTCTCCATCACCGAAGAGGCCGTGGAAGATAACTTGTACGACAGCCTCTCCAGCCGCTACACCAAGGCTCTGGCCCGTGGTATGGCTTACACCAAGCAGGTCAAGGGCGCAGCCATCTTGAACACTGGTTTCACCGCTGGCGTCACTTACGGCGACGGCGTGACCTTGTTCTCGACAGCTCACCCACTGATCTCTGGTGGCGTCAACAGCAACCGTCCTGCCACAGCAGCCGACTTGAACGAGACTTCGTTGGAAAACGCCGTCATTCAGATCGCAGCTTGGACAGACGAACGCGGCCTGCTGATTGCAGCCAAGCCAAAGAAGCTGGTGGTTCCACCTGCACTGCAATTCGTTGCAACTCGCTTGTTGGAAACTGAACTCCGCGTTGGCACTGCCGACAACGATATCAACGCCATCAAGAACAACGGCTCCATCCCCGGTGGTTACACAGTCAACAACTTCTTGACTGACACCAACGCTTGGTTCCTGTTGACTGATGTACCCAACGGTCTGAAGCACTTCGTCCGCTCGCCTCTGGCGAATTCCATGGACGGAGATTTTGACACTGGAAACGTTCGCTACAAAGCTCGTGAGCGTTATTCTTTTGGTGTCAGCGATCCGCTCGGCGTCTATGGCTCTCCCGGTGCTTAATTCGGGAAATTGAAGAGGGAGCTTCGGCTCCCTTTTCTTTGGCGTACAATTACCGGTGTCGAAACAGGAGACATCATGGACACCACAAATTTACTCAAGACCCGAGCTGAAGCTAAGGCGACTGGGGCCAAGTATTACTTCACTGGAGAGCCCTGCAAGCATGGGCACATTGCGCCACGCAAGACCAAAGGGGCCTGCGTTGAGTGCCTGAAGGTTGAGTGGGCGCAAGCCTTAGAAACCAGAGCCGAGTACTTTAAGGAGTACAACAAGTCAGAAGCCGGGCAAAAGGCGAAGAAGGGGTACTACGAGCGCAACAAAGACGCCGTGGTTGCTGCGGCACAAGCCCGGCCAGATGGGGCAAAAAATGCGTACAAGAAAAAACACAAGGAAGCCAATCCAGACTATTACCGCTCGCTGGTAAGCATGCGCCGCAGACGCTTCCGTGACGCCACGCCTAAATGGCTGTCGCCCGAGCAGCGCATGGAGATACGACTGAAGTACAGACTGGCGATTGAGCTGAGCCGAGCCACCGGCATCCGGCATGCGGTAGACCACGAGGTGCCAATCCAAGGCGAAGAGGTCTGCGGTCTGCATGTGCCGTGGAACTTGCGGGTCATCACCCAAGAACAAAACCTGAAAAAGTCCAACAAGCTCGTTGACCCCCAAGAACCTGCGTGATATATTGCCTCAACCCCGGACTATCCGGTGTATCTGACGGCTCCGGGCCGACGACATGCAGACAGATGCACCTCAACTCGCATGTGAGGAATCATCATGAGCAATAC